ATTTAGCCAATCCAATAAATTATCTTTACCAAAAATGCGCTCCATACTCTTCTTTTTGAACGTTTTTTAAAAACGGGCCTCGGTCCGCATCAGTAGACCTAGCAGCTATAAATATAGACAGTGAAGATTTCCAAATATTTAGTCCTTATAGGAATGGACTTCTTTCAGAACGTGAGTGTACCAAAAATGCCAAGCGTAAGCGTTGGCTCATTTGGTATTAGTAGTACAGTTTTATATATCCTGCTTGCCGCTATGATTGTAGGAGTTGTGATGATGTTACTGGATGTAAAGATTCCGTGGTCATCTATATTGCCGATTCCACACAGGTACTCGGTGTTGTTAAAGGCCTATAAGTTTTGGCCCCCATCCGGTGATTTCACGAATCTAAAGGTGGAAAGTAACGTAGGTCCTAGCCTTGCTGATACTTCTTACAGTATGACGCTTGAATCGCTCTTGTTCAATAGCCGAAATTACAATAGCACAGAAGGTCCTTATCGGCATATTGCTCATCGTGGAAGTAACGAACTCGCTGCTGCATCACTGAACGGATTTGTTACGGGCTGTGGTGCAGCCGCCAATTATGGCAACTTACCGCCATTTGGGCTTCCCAAACGTATGAATCCCGGTATATTTTTAGACCCTAACACGAACGATATTATCGTATTTGTTGATACTATTGACGGTTCGCAGAGTTATCGCGAATCACTACGTGTTGCTGATATACCTCTCGATATCCCGTTTCGTATTGCCATTATACTCAATGGTAAAGTACTAGAAGTCTATTTGAACTGTGGATTGGAGGCAACAAAGGTCCTGAAAGGGACACCCCGTAGTCTAGAAAATGTATGGTACGGACTTGCGGGCAGCGCGGCGGCCGATGCGCAGATACAGAATCTCAATCTCTGGACCTTCCCACTCACGGCCAAGGATATCCGCCCACTATGCCCTTCACCTCCCACATTTAGTAAGAAACGTCCTATCTGTAACGGTGCGGACAAGGCGCCTATGCCCAAGAATAAACCGCCGACCGAGAACCCGTCGAACATTAATCTGGGATTTGGCGTGGCACTAAATACGTGCCCACAATAAATGGAGAACTTCTTTTCCACTGCTAGCGGTCTCGGCGAGTCCACTGGCATAACAAAAGATGGTAAAGTCAGTACTGTAGGTGTATATATAGCATCAGTACTGGTTATATTTGTCGTCGGTGTATTGTTATTCTGGTGGTGGTGGCCACGCGCTGACCATGTAACGGCAATGGGTCCCTATATTTTAAATGGCGTAAATGCTAATGTAGATACAAAAACAAATAGCACAGAGACTGTATTCAATAATGCTGAAGTGGAATCCAATTTAGGTAATAATTTTACGCTCGGCTTTTTCGTCTATATCGATGATGCAGCAAGGGAACGTATCACAATTGGTGGCCCTGAAGGTGACTTCCGATTTAAGCCCTTTGTCTATATTTTAGGTGTAGGCGATGTGCAAATCGACCCTATCCATCAGGTTGCACATATACGTGTGAAGCCGCTTGACCGCAATGGTTTGATGGACCGCAATGGAATTGTCACTGTAGATATTGCCAATTTTATGATTGCGCGCTGGAATCAGGTTATCATCACATTGGAAGGTCGTAGTCTCGATGTATATTTGAACGGTGTTATTGCAGGAAGTGCATTACTTGAAAATATCCCCATCGTGAAACCTGTGGGCGTGTTATTGGACAAATCTCCCGACTTTGCTGGGCAAGCGGGTCTCTTCCAAGCCTGGCCGCGCCGTCTTACCGAATCAGAAATTGCACGTAACTACAAGCGCAATACAAATACTCGTGGAAAACCTCTTATTCCGGATGTTGGTCCGTCAATCTTGAGTATCTTCAAGGATATGGGTAAAGGTCTCTGCAATATTGGATTTTGTGGTTTCCGATTCCGGGTCGGCCCGATGGAATACGTAGATTACGAATTTGCGTAACCAATTTTGACTAACTACGTTAGAAAGATGGAAGCCGCCCGCGCATTCGCTGCAAACAACCGTAGTACAATTATGAACGTCGTATACGTTGTTGCGTTTCTTGTTGTGCTGTATTACTTGTACAAGTTTCTGATTGCAGGCAACGAACTCGAGTTTATCTGCCAAAGCGGTCCTACACCCGCCAACGTACCTGGTGGCGCTGCCCTCACAAAACGTAACGTGCTTGCCAGCACTGGTGGCGAGTACACGCTCACTTTCTGGATGTATATCAGCAACTGGGATTACCGCAGTGGCCAGGCCAAGAGCGTAATTCAGCTCGTGGACCAGAACACAACGAAGTTCAATCTCCTCACCACTATCCTCTACCCGAACGAGGCCAAGATGATGGTTCGCGTGCACACCCAAAATGCGGCGATGGGTGACACAGACTACACAATGAAGTCGAATAGCGACAATCTCCTGAACGGCTCTGGTGCCGCGGGTATGTTTACTCCTGGCATCACAATGCCAATGTGCGACTTACAAGACATTGACCTCCAGCGCTGGATTAACGTTACTATCTGCGTCAACGGTCGTATCGTTGATGTCTATTACGATGGTAAGTTGAATCGCAGTTGTGTACTCCCTGACGTACCATATGTTCCTGATGGCAGCACTCAGGCAGTACTATGGGGCAACAACGGCGGCTTCGGCGGTCAAGTCAGTGGCGTAACCTTCTATGCCTATGCTCTGACCCCGGACCGTATCTATTCTATCTACCAGGCTGGCCCTGGCAGTGCCGGTGGCCTCATGGGTTACATCGGTGATATGCTCGGTATTAAGCTTACGTATGCCGGACAGGGTGGCCAGAAGAAGGTCTTATAAAAACATAATTTAGCCTGACAAATATTTCAAATCGGTATAGTGTACCCAGTTGAAACATAAACCCGAAGCTTCACATTGAATCCTCAATTGTCTAAAAGATGTTAGGGTAAATTGTTAATTTCAATACTCAAACTAGAAATGGAATATGCACAAGGTGCTCTAAGCTATGTAATGGGACCCGGTCTTATACCACAGGTTTTGCTGGTCGTTGTACTACTGATTGTTGCTAATACTATTATCACTGTTATTGAGGTAGTCGTAAACGCGGTAAAGAAGATGAGTCAACAGACAGCAGTGCTGCAGGATAATACAATTGCGGATAAGAGCACTATTGTGCAGATGCCAGGTAGTGATGACCCGCTCATCTACAACAGTGAAAATGAACCATCCGGAATGGCCTTTTCATACAGTATGTGGCTCTTTGTTGACCCCAAGACATTTGAGAATGCGCGGAGTGTACAGTGCGGAGCAAATACCAATGTAACCACCAAAACGCTGAAGCAGATTCTGCACAAGGGTAGCAAGAGCGGCTTCCCGTTGATTGCCCCTGGTGTCTTTATCAAGGGAGATAGCAACACGCTGCGTGTCTATATGAACAGCAGTACCGCGTGGAATAACTTTGTGGAAGTCCCCAATATCCCTGTCGGCAAGTGGTTCCACTTGGTCATCACAATGAAGGGCAAGTTTATGGATGTATATATTAACGGTAATATTGCGGTGCGCGAGGAGTTTAACTCGGTACCCAAACTCAATATTGGTAACATCTATATACTGACACCCATCACATTCCCGCCTAACCCGAATACCCCTCTGCAGGTGGGCGACTATAAGGTCGATGGCGCGGCAGTAGGTATGGTCAGTCGCATTAAGTACTTCTCATTTGCTGCCACGTATGCGCAGATTGATACATTGTATCGCGAGGGCCCCAGCAAGAAGATTGTAAGCAAGAGCTATGCACAGACGCCTCCTTACTTCTTCGACAACTGGTGGGTCAACCGATTCTAGACCTATTGCCAACCATTTTTAGGGTGCCCGTTTATAATGTTCGCGGGTCTAGACCTTTTTTTATACAAGATTCTGTATATCATACAAATACTTGTAATTACTTCGCGAACTTGAGACCACCCAAACCGCTGCCGATTATTAAGAAGTTGAGAGTTTCCACAAACGTCTGCAATTCATATGTGTAATTAGCTAGGAAAGGAATCGGCTCGATATCCACATCCATTTCCAGACGGTCAATACGACTCGTGTTGAGTGTGCCCGTGGGTTGCTCGACACTACTTCCGTTTACTGCAAAACTATACGCATACAATGGCCACATTTCTCCCTGTGTCGCTAACCCATAGTCATTAAATGCCATTGCATCGCCCTTCAAATAGCGAAACGGTACATACGTATTGAAGTAGCCCGCGTCAATACTGTCAAACAGCGGTTGCCCATTGGCCGTCAAGAAAACGTTGCGTAGTGCAAGGCGCTGTGTGCCTGCAATATTCATACCACTTGTTCCAATGGGAATATGATTACCGTGATTGTCAATATAGTAGGTAGGATAGGCACCTGGTTGCCCCGTTGTAATGGCGCCCGTTGTAATTGGGCCAATGGGTAATGGCAAAGGGCGTAGTGTACCTTGTGTATTTATCCAGTTTGTCAAATTCGTATTCTGGTTGCGATAAGCGATAGCGTCACTGCGGCGCGCAAAGTAGACAAGGCGCGTTGCAATATTGTGAACATCCAAGCGATAGGTGCTACGAGTTGTTATACCATTGAATATAAAATTTTGTACCTGACGGACATTATATTGTATCGTGCGTGCCGTAAAGACGCGTTGTTCATCCTGTGTTACAAATATATAGGTTGCTTCTAACGTAGCGTTGAGTGGCCAACCGTCTGCGCGCGGAATGGCAGCGCCGCTAATATCTGTTAAAAAATTACGCATCGTTGCGCGAGGGTCTTCGTACGTGGCATACAGATTGTTCAATGTATTGGGTAACGGGCCCAGTAAATTAGGGTTCCACGTCGTAGTATACTGGTCCGTGGGCAAATACGGTAAACTCTTTACATTGCTACGAAGACGCACGCCATTTGGATCCAGCACCGTATATAAGTCACGTAAAGGGCGCAACAAGATTTGGACCTCCGCCTCGTGATACTGCAACGCCACAAGTGGAAGACTATTGCTTATGTAGTCACTAAACCAGAGCCCAAGGGGTACACGAACGACCCGTCCAGGAATACTAGGAGCATTATTCTGCACAGGATTCCGATTCTGAGGACTGCCTCGCATAGCGACAGTATGCGGATACAGGCCATTGGTGCCTGCATAGACACCATTCGCGGGATCAAAACATTCTGGTACATCTCCCACAAGATAACGCCACTTCTGATAGGTTGTATTATCATAGTCCAATGCGGCCCGCGCACTAATCCAATCGCTAGTAAACTCTTGTATCTTCTGACCACCAATGGTGAACGTGACTGTATCAATAAGACGTACACCTATCTGACGCACCCACGCAAACTCATAACTCCTATCCAATGTAAACGTAGTACCCGACGGACCACTATGTGCATTCAGATATAGTTTGCTAAAGATATCGGGAAGAGTGAATCGTAGCACGAGGTCCGATAATAAATCGCCTTGTCGTGGTATCTTTGCTTTTACGAGTATTGGGGCATCTTGTAACAACTGGTCTGGTCCCTCTAACGGAATTTGAATTGGCTCCATACTAAAATGAGTATGACGCATAAATGCTTTGTAAAACATTGTCATTTGCGGATTACCATTGACTAATTGATTTTCATTGCCGTAACATACCAAACTTAATAGGCCACCAGGCATCTCT